AATGCCCCCGCCATTATTCTTTTTCCCGGCAAGGCACAGTAGTTTAAACCATACTGCTATAATTGCGTAAGCATCAGGCAGGCTCTCTATCAGCAATATCTTCTCGTCATCGAAAATATCTGTCGCTATCTTTATCCATTTAACATCTGACATCGCCATGTATCCTCCTTCCGAATAATTTTCAACTCTTCATTTGTGATGTCAATTTTCGCGCACCTCGTTTTCACAATTTATGCAAATCATTCGCCCCTCTGGGATAATCGCTCCGCATCTAATGCAACGGTTGTCCGTTGCAGCTTCTATGAGTGGGCTTAAATTGTGTTCTCTCGCTTTTTGCACCATTCCCGACTGATACTCTCTGTATATCTTCATCCAGTCATCGAGTTCCATCGTGACCAGTATGCTGTGATTATTCTTTTTACTAAATACTGCTGGCAGTAATCCTGCTCCTCCAGCCTTTGCATCGCGCTTTGCCTGATCCATCCAGTCGTAAAGCTGCATCCGTTCCTGGCGCTTTGCTTCGACATGGATTCCGGGAAGTCCCACGACATCCGATACATCGCCGGTATTCCCGCAGTATTGCGCTGTTCTACGCGCTTCTGTATAGCCATAGTCTCTAAATAAACCGGCAAGCTGCCTTTCAAAGCGGGCGCCTTTTTGCTTACTGTTTACGGCCATTCCTTCCCCTTTCCCTCCCGCCGGACAGACGTAACCGGCAGGAGTATGAATCTAGTATTTTCAAGTGTCATATATGTGATATATTGTTTCGGAGGCTGCTTAATAATTAACTAAAAAAGTCACTTTCCACACTGGTAAGTTCCTTTTCAGTTTCCTTTTGTTCCGGAGAAATAACTTCTTTCATCTCCTGCTCTGCAACGATGTTTCTATCTTCCTCCGCTGTCTCCTGCTGGTGATCTACATAATCAGCAGTTCCATCCTCCCGGATAATTGCCATATCCTTGTCAATCGCTGTCTGAAGATCAATACTCATGATTCCCCACTTGCTTATCAGCTGGCGCAGCATAGTTTTCATCGCCATGCCGTCAAAGTCCTTGTACCAGAAAGAGGAATATTTCCACTTTTCGGAATCGGGAATCTTGCCAGCTTCTAAAAGTTCCAACGACTTCGCAGAAAACGCTGCGGAATACTTGTCTGCATGAGCAAGCATTTTCTTCTTGCTCCAGTACATTGACTTCTTAAAGCCGTTCTCATACTCAAACATGGCGTAATATCCTGCTGTTGGGGTTTCTTCCCTTTCGATATCATCCTCAATCAGACTGACTTCGATTTCTTCCTCTAAAGGATTGTAGCGGATCAGTTCTCCCTCTTTGATTGCAATGACATTTAACTTCCTGTAATACCCGGACCGGATTGCAAGCTGTATGTATCCTTTGTATCCAAGCTGAAACTGTGCTTCTGTGACACCTTTCTTTTTATTTTTGAAAGGCACCATATAAAACTGTCCTAATTGCGGGGAAGGAGAAAGGTTCAACGCCTCTCCTAATAATGCAGCTGAGAGAATACTTGGGTTTGTACACTCCTGAAGCGCCGGAGTTGTCTGTACTGCGGATACAATACTGGAAACAAACCTTGTCCCATTTTTCCCGCCAACTACCTTGTTAATCTGATTTTTCACTGCATCCTGCGTCAGATATGCGGTTAATCCGCCTTTTTGATTTCTGTTTACTAAGCTGTTTTGTCCTACCATTTTCTAATCCTCCTATTTTCTTACTGGTCCATACACAATATTGTTTGCCTTTAAAAACTCTTTCAGCTTTTGAATCTGCTCTGGTGTAGCTGTCACTCTAAATTCGAGTGTAACTGTCTGTGGATCCGGGACAACTTCCTTCTGCGGTTCTTCTACAATCTCTCTTTTGTCAGATTCCTCCGGAATGCTTTCTGCGATCTGCTGTTGTACCTCCGCTCTCTTCTGTGCTTCCTCAGCGGCTCTTTTTTCAGCCTCTGCCCGCTCTCTTTCCTGCTGTGCTCTTCTTTCCGCAAGTTTACATTCAACTTCTTCCAGCCTTGCGTTTTCGCGGAGTGCCATCGACAGATCCAGTGTCTTCACGTACATGTCTTTTACCTGCAGTTCATACTTTGTATCCAGCTCTTCGATCACATCCATATCCTGATTCACCTTACTAATCAGAGCTGTGATTTCTTCTGTAATGCTCTTTAATGACTTACTTACATTCAGATACTCATTTTTAAATACTTTTGCAAAAGGAAGGATCCCTTTTAGGTTTCCAATATTTTCCTCATAAATCTCAAGCACCTTCTGTTTCTTCTCAAGTCTGCGCTGCTCCTCTACTTCCTTGATCTGCGAATCAATCAGATGAATCGGCTCATCAATGATTGCCAGCACTTCTTTGACCTGCTTTTCGAATAGTTCATAAGGAGCCATGCACTGCTTCTTAATACGCTTTCTTTCTGTTTCAATCGCATCTCTAAGCTTGTTCAAGGTTGCCTTATCCTTCTTCGCCTCTTTAATGGTCTCCTCTGTGTACTGGAGTCCTTTATAATCCTGCACCTTTGCCGAGATTGCTTCTTTCAACTCATCATTGTTCCATTCAATTTTCTTTACAAATCCGTCTTCCATCGGACTTAAAATTCTTAATTCCATTTCTTTTCCTCCTTTATATTTCCGGTAACTTCGCCGGCGGACACTGGTCCTTTGTAACATACTCCCAAAACTTCTCACCCTCAGCCATCAGATACCGGATGTCCTCTTCCACCTCTGATCGCTCAAAGTGATAATGCTTCGTCTGTAAGAATATATCTCCGTCATACTCACTTTTTAGCTGCGCTTTCAATTCACAGAAATCGGCCTCCAAAACCGCCATATAAAGCAAACACTGACAGTAATAATTCTGTGGAATCTGGTTTCTCCACTTCTCCCTCATGCTAGCATTCAAGATATTTGTGGTCTTGCATTCCCATATCCCAAGCCGTCCCTGCTCATCGTACAGCCAGCCATCAACGGAAGCCTGCGCCCACGGGTATTTGTCGTTGTAAAAGCTGTTATTTTCCTTGTAGCAAACCTTGTAGTTTGGAAAATCCAGTTTAAACAGTTCTCGGAGCGGTTCTTCTGCCTTTGTGCCGTACAAAACATAAGGTTTCTGAGAAATATCAACAGCTTGTCTTCTTCCGGTTTTTAGTTCCCATAACTCCACGTTTGACATATAAGGGTTCTCTCCGATTACCGCAGATATTTCTGATCCGCCAATACCGTTTCTTCGGTTAGCAAGCCATTCCTCGTGGCTGGGGAAAGTTTTAAGTTCTACCATGTCTTTCTCCTTGTTTTGATGGCTGACTTACAATTGCATTCATCACACCGATTGCAATATCTATATCAAGCTCGTTTTTTATTAACATATCGATATCGTAACGTTTTGCCACTGGAATCGCTGATGGACTTGTCAAAGGAGGTTTATTTTTCAGTAGAATGAATTTCATATCACTCTCATCACTCGAAAGAACAAGCATAATACGCGGATCATCAGGATTTATTATCCTTTTCTTCCTGGCATCCAGCATCAATTCTAAAAGTCTATGCATCTTCTCTCTGTTCAACACAATCAATCACCTCTACTCTTTCAATTCCTAAAATTGCGAATATTACTCTAACATCCGGTTTTTCCACTACATTCGCATAGCGCTCCGCTGCACGAACCATCGCTGCTGCCTCCTCTGCCGGTATATCATCATTAAATTCCCATTTTTTCATCTATGCTTCCTCCAATCTTTCTATCAAATGAGCCACATCCATATTGATTCTTAGCAACTCATTCATAATTTTCAGCTTAAATAACTCTACTTCTGCATCTACTTCCTTGTTGCTTAGATTGTCATACAGACTCTTCAAAAGATGCTTATTCTTCGTACTTTCCACACCTAAATACTTTGTCACAGCATCTAAGTTTCCTCTTGCAAGTACCTCGTGAAACGCGTACCGGATATTTTTCTCTGCTGCCTTATAACTAATGCCGTGCATCGAAGCTACTTTCTCATACAAGATCATCATCCTGGCATCTCTCCACGCCCGGTCTGATTCATAGAGTTCCATCACATCAACAACATAACGAAACCCACTCAAACTTCTCGACATCCCCATTTCTTGAAGCGCCCGCTCTGCTTTTTCTTTTATCATTTGACTTTTCCTCGTTTTTCGTTTATTCTTTAGTTGGATTATTATGTAAGGGCGCGTTACCGGTTTGCAGACCGTGCGCTCTTTTTTACTGGTCGTCGTGAGATGTCGATCAGCTGCAAATCTTCTAACCCTCTTTTTGGTCCAAACGGAATGACATTTGCAAGTGCTTCTCTCTTCTCATACTGCTCTACCTTTCCCTCTTTGTTTAATAATTTCCCAAAAATCATGCTTGTCCACCTCCTTTCTCGATTCCTAAAAGCTTATCAAGCTTATGTTGCCAGATAAAATACTCCCAGGTACTTCTTACTCCTTTTTTTGGCGGATATGCCTCACCTAAATCCCAGATTCCCCGCTGCATCTTAATCCTTACGCAGTGCGCAGAACATCCGATCTGTTTCCCTGCTTCTTCTGGGCTTAACCTTTTTGCCATGTGGCACCTCCTTTCTTGCAAATACGGTACACGGATACATCCTGCTGCTCTCAAGGCAGTTATTGTGTTTTCTGCAATCTTTACAAGTCACTTGTAATCACCGGGACCTTTCTTACATTCCCTGATACATCCTTTAATTCAACAGTTTTATGCAGCATTACCATGTATTTGTTGTACACAGCTATCATTTCATCTAGCATTTCGGCAGATATTCTTGCTTCTGTTCCTGTTAGATCACTGATTTTTCTCACCTTTCTTCTGCTGGCACTGCATATATCTGTGTAAAATGGGTTTCTGTAATTAAAACCACGCGCCACGAATTGTCCGGGTTGATTATGAATCATTTTCCCTAATTCCAAGAAATGCGACCATGCCTCTCTGTCGTAATGCCTTTTATCAAGGTGCGCATTTTCTCTCGAGTCGTGATTACTAAAGAAAGGTAAACCAAGCGGTTTTACCGTGCATGCAGTGACGAGCTGCGTTGGAGCCTTTAACTCCGCAATCCTTGCTTGTGCATCCTTCACTATTTTCTCTAATTCCTCAAGTTCGCTAATGTTGATTACTCTTTCTTGCGTTTCCATTTTTATCTCCTTTCTCCCTTAAGCCGCCTTGCTCAGAAACTTATTAATAAAGTACTGCTGCCCTTTTCCAGTCACTTTCGGAGTGCGTGAAATCTTATTACAGCCATTTCCATCAATATGTACTGACTCTTTGATCTCAAACAGCCCCATGTCCATACTCTTCTGTGTTGGTAAGTTCCAATCACTGCCCTTCCTTTTAATCAGGTAGCCATTCTCACGCATCCATCCAAATAACCTCTGCGCTCCGATGTCTACCACATTCTGACGTAAGATTTTGGCTAAATCTCCGACAAGGATAGATGTATTCGCTGTTGTGATAGCTTGCCCTAAGATTGCGTGCGGTTTCATCTCCTCGATCTGCGCTGTCTGCTCTTCGATGGTCTTCTGAGCTTCTAATACTGCCAGAGCAAGGAGTTCTTTGCCTTGCGGAACATGTTCTTTTATGATGTTTTCCATCTTATGAAAACGGTCGATATATCGTGCAGTAAATTCTGTTCCTTTGACTCCTGTAAGTTTGTGCGCAATAAATTCACAGCCTTTCTTTGTGATTAAGTAGCATGGCATTGTTTTATTCTGCGCTGTTGTATAAGTTGATTCTGCGAAGAAATCGGTGTGTCCAATCTTGGACTCTCTTAATTGATCAATATAATCTCTTATATCTCTCATAAGTTTATTGTGAGCTTTGCCTACCATCTCAGCTACTTCTCTACTGTCTAATTTTTGTTCTAATTCGTTCATACTTGCCTCCTATTTATCCTGCTTTTCTTGTTTCTTTTAAAAATGCAGATGCGGCCATCGAAATGATTCCATCGATTTTCCCCTGCACTCGCTCCGGGAACTTATCCCAATTTTCTGCGATTACTTTAAAATCTTCGAGCCTTTTTTCCTCCTGCTCTTTCGTGATTTTTTCTACTACTTCACTCATCCTCACACCTCTTTTCTTTCATTGGAATTTTCCTTCAATTCACTCCTTACCCTTGTCCAAAAATGTATTGAACTTGGAATTTCTTGCATTGGGTAAAATAGTAACGTCCATTTTAAGGAGTAAGGCTGCCGTATTTTCTCCTTCATAATGTGAAAGTCTATAAGACCTTACTCCTTTAAGCGGCTTTCCGTCTAAGCACACTCCCTGTTCATTAATTTCTACTTTATGTAACACGTTGTTCCTCCTTCCCTATGTCCTGTCCTCTGCATCTTCCGGGCTTGGAACCGGCTTCGGCTGCATTACAGTGCCGGAATGTGTCCGACTAGTCTTCTGCATCTTCAAAACACCTATTTAAAAATAAAGCGTTGTATCTTCAACCATCATTCCAATAATTTCTTCATCTTCATCATCCCAGATTTCAGTTAAAGCAATGTCAAATTTATATGCAAGCTCAAACGCTTCATTTTCTTTTTCAGTATCATTTGATTCTAATAATTCAATAACCTGCTTGATTACTGCTTCTTTTGTCATTTTCATTCCCTCGCTTTCATTTGTGTTGTTTATGAGATTATTATATATCTCAAAATCAACATTGTCAATACGTTTTTTGTTGTTTTTGTGATATTTTGTTGCTTATGAGATATTGACATCAGAGTTATTTATGTGTATAATTACAGATAAGAAAAGAGGTGAGTACCACATGAAAGAGCGACTGAAAAAGTTGCGTAAAAACTTAGATCTGACTCAACAAGCTTTCGCCGATAAGATAGGAATGAAGCAAAATACTATCGCACAATACGAAATGGGGCGAACTACCCCGAGCGATGCTATTGTTTTTTCTATATGTAGAGAGTTTGGCGTGAATGAAAAATGGCTTCGTAACGGCGAGGGAGAAATGTTTATAAAGGCTACCCCATACGACAAGGCTTATAACCGTTTTGGTTACATAATGGAGAACTCTTCTCCATCAAAAAAAGCAGCTCTTTCTATATTATTAGAACTGCTTTACAGCGTCCCTGACGATCAATGGGATAAAATTATGGAACAATATAATGAAATTAAAAAAGAAGGCTAAATAGCCTTCCCGAGCACTCCACGGATTAAGTGATAAATCCTAAGAATCTGAACATCTTCTAATTTGTCAATTAATTCGTGTAAGTGTTTTCTGATTTCTGTTGTATCCATTATGTATCCCTCCGCGCTTTTCGAACAAACTTTCGAAATTCCTTATTGAAATATTACTACACTTCAAAAAATATTTCAATAGATTTTCCGAACATTTGTTCTGTTTTTTAAAGGAAAATTTTTCCTTTCTATATAAGTAAACAAAGCAACGTGGGGAAACTTATGCGAAACATGGAAATCGTCCCAGATCTGGGACACTTATTTATATGGAGAATCGATAAGGTCGAAAATTCGCACCTTTAAGCCTTTGGCAAGAATTTCCAGTGTATCCGCCGATGGTGATACTGTACCGTTTGCAATGCGGCTGATCGTAGACTTGGATATGCCAGTCATAATCGAAACTTGCCGAGTAGATAGGTTTTTGTTTAGCATGATCTTATCGAGTAATATCTTCATATTGCAATTATAAAATACAAAACATTACAGGTATACTGGTAAAAAATGGAAAAAAGATATAGATACTTCGGTGTTTATATAAATGTGGCGTACAAAAAGAAAAATTGCAGGGGAAAGAGAGGAAAACAAAAATGAAAAAATGGTATCTGCAAACTTGGTTTATTGCGATTATGTTCGCATGTTGGTTTCTTTATGGAGTTCCATTGATTGTTGGACTTGTATTGCTTTTTATTCAAATGAAGCAATCAAAAAAACTTAATGACAGTTATGGCTCTTATGATGAACTTCAAAGAAAAATATCTTCATTATCATCTGATTACAAAATAAAGTCTGATGAACTTGAGGATACTTATTTAAAAAAAGAGCAAACATTGAAAAGCTCTTATACTCAAGAAGAGAAAAATATTTCAAAAAAAATATCCGAACTTCTCAAAAAGAAAAACGAGATAACTACTGAAATCTCTTCTTTGGAATCAGAAGCTCTTGCGGCGCATTATAGTTTTTCTGATTATGATGGATTAACATCTGAAGAATGTAAAAATAAA